CGTGCTCGCGTACGACGTGTCTCCGGAGCGCGACCGGGCGTCGATTGCCGCCTGCGGCAAGCGCTCTGACGGACGCCTCCACGTCGAGATCGTGGAGCGGCGAGCCTGGACGGACTGGGTGGCCCCGCGCCTCTCCGAGCTCGCCGCCAAGCACCGCCCATCGCTCGTCGTCTGCGACGGGGTGGGCCCGGCGGCTGCGCTCGTCCACGAGCTCGGCGCACGCGGCGTGCAGGTGCGCACCCTCTCCACGCCGGAGTACGTCGCCGCCTGCGGCATGTTCTTCGATGCGGTGGAGCGCCAGCAGGTGCGCCACCTGGGAAACAAGGATCTTGCCGGCGCGCTGCGCGGAGCAGCTCGGCGTCCCCTCGGGGACGCCTGGGCCTGGTCGCGACGGGCCTCCGACGCCGATATCACACCGCTCGTGGCCGCGACCCTCGCGCTCTGGGGTGTCGCCCGCCACGAGCCCAGACCCCAATGGGGGGTGGTGACCTGAGCATCAAGTCCTTCTTCTCGCGCATGTTCCACCGCCGCCAGCAGATGCGCATCTTCGTGCAGCCTCGCTCGAGCTTCGACTACCTCAGCGAGGTCGGCGACGGAACCGGCTCCTCCACGGTGATGGCCCCGCTTCTTTGGGTGGCGCGCACCTTCCCGGAGGCCCCGCTCGGGCTCTGGCGTCGGGACGAGGAGGGCAGAGAGGAGCGCGTGCTCGACCACCCCATGCTGCGGCTGGTGGCTCGGCCGAACCAGCACTACACCGGCCACACGCTGTGGATGGCGACCCTGCTCGACTGGTACGTCGACGGCAACGCCTACTGGCTGGTCGTCCGCGACCGGGGCGGGCAGCCGCGCGAGCTTTGGTGGGCACCGCAGTGGTCGATCGAGCCGCAGGGCGACGAGCAGACGCTGGTCACGAGCTACCGCTACCGCACCGGCACGCGGACGATCGACATCGACCCGGCCGATGTCGTCCACTTCCGGTTCGGGCTCGACCCGGACGACGGCCGGCTCGGCTACTCGCCGCTCAAGAGTGTCCTGCGCGAGGTCTTCACGGACGATGAGGCAGCGAACTTCACGGCCTCGCTGCTGCGCAACCTGGGGGTGCCGGGGATCATGCTCTCCCCGGACGGGTTCGCCCCGAGCCGCGAGGAGCTCGAGGCCGTCAAGTCCGAGCTCAAGGAGATGTTCACCGGCGACCGGCGCGGCGAGCCGCTCGTCATGGCTGGGCCGAGCAAGATCGAGCAGTTCGGCTTCTCACCCGAGCAGCTCCTCCTCCGCGAGATCCGCCGCATCCCCGAAGAGCGCGTGACCGCGGTGCTCGGGGTGCCCGCGATCGTCGCCGGGCTCGGCGCGGGGCTCGATCGGTCGACGTTCACGAACGCGGGGGAGGCGCGCGAGATGGCGTACGAGTCGGGGATCATCCCCACGCAGCGCATGTTCGCGGAGGACCTGCGCTGGCAGCTCCTCACCCTGTTCGAGGAGGACGTGTGGCCATGGCGGGTCGCATTCGACCTCGCCGCCGTGCGCGTGCTCGCAGATGACGAGGACAGGCTGCTCCGGCGGCTGGACGTAGGCGTGCGCTCCGGCTGGATAGAGGTTGCCGAGGCCCGCCGTGCGATCGGACTGCCGGTGGACGACTCGCACCGGATCTTCCTGCGGCCACTCAACGTGCAAGCCACCCCGGCCGCAGAGCCGCCGGCTGAGGCCGGCAACAACGGATCACCACAGGTGGACGCGCGCGAGATCGCGCGGGAGGTCGTCGCCATGATGAGCGAGGAGAGCTGATGCGCAAGCAGATCCAGGGCGTCCAGGTGAAGGACGCCGAGCAGGGGCTCGTGCTCGCCAGGATCGCGACCCTCAACGTGAAGGATCGAGACGGCGATGTGATCCTGCCGGGCTTCTTCCCCGAGGAGGCTCCCGTACGGATATCCGCGTTCAATCACGCGTCCTGGGGCGGCGCGCTGCCCGTCGGCAAGGGTGTTGTTCGCGCGGACGACAAGGAGGCCCTCTTCGAGGGTCGCTTCTTCCTCGACACGAGCGCGGGCCTGGACACGTTCCGCGTGGTCAAGGAGATGGGCGAGCTGCAAGAGTGGAGCTGGGGCTTCGACATCCGCCCCGGTGCCGCGAGCGAGGGCGAGCACGAGGGCGAGAGCGTCAGGCTGCTCGGCCCCGCCCCCGACGGAGGCCCGGGCGGAGTGATCCACGAGGTGTCTCCGGTGCTCCTCGGCGCGTCGATCGGGACGGCCACCCTCGCGGTCAAGGCCGAGGCGAAGGGGCCGATCCCCTCGCACTCGACGCCGACCACGGACGAGCGGTGGGACGCCGCCGCCGCCGTTGCCGAGGTGGACGCGGACGCGGCCAGCCTGCGCGCGATTCACGCCTGGGTCGATCCCGACGGAGACCCGGATGCGAAGTCGTCGTACAAGTTCCCGCATCACGCTGCCCCTGGTGCGCCTGCCAACCTGCGGGCGTGTGCGGCCGTGATCGCGGCGCTGAACGGAGGCCGGGGCGGGGCCGACATCCCCGACGAGGACAGGCAGGGAGTGTGGGAGCACGTGGCTCGCCACCTCCGCGACGCCGACCGTGAGCCGCCCGAGCTCCGGTCGAAGCGTCTGACCTTCTTGGACGAGGCGGCGCACGCCCTTGCTGGCGTGGACGCGCTCATCCTGCGCGCAGCGCACCTTGGCAGCCTGCGCGCTGCGAGCGAGGGCAAGGAGGGTCGCGTCCCGAGCGCGGCCAACCGGGAGCGCCTCGCCGCGCTCATGGAGGCGCTCGGGCAGTCCATGGAGGAGATCCGCACGCTCCTCGAGGAGACGGATCCCGACAAGCACGCGGTCAGGGCGGCGGCCGAACGGGCCCGCTTCGAGTTCCTGACCCGCACCCTCTCGTAGGCAAAGGAGTCAACATGACCCGCAAGGAAGCGCAGGAGCGCGTCGATGCGCTGCGCGCCAAGCTGGCCTCCGTCTTCGAGGAGGCCGGCCCCGACAACGACTTCTCGAAGGTGAAGTCGCTCGAAGGTGACACGGCCGCGAAGGTCGAGGCCGTGCGCAAGCTCAACGCCGAGCTCGACGAGGCGGTGAAGACGCTCGACTCGCTCCGCGACGCCGAGCGCGGCCGCCAGCTCGTGGCCGACCTCGGCCAGGTCGAGCGCCCGCCCGTCGCCACGCGCGGAGCGGAGCCCGAGGGGCCGAAGTACCGGTCGTTCGGCGAGTGGTTCGTCGCGTCCGAGGCCCTCAAGGGGTGGACGCGCGGCGGGCCCGGCCCGGTCGCCCGGCTCAAGCTCGACACCGACATCGAGCTCAAGACCCTCATGGACACCGCGTCCGGCTGGCCGCCGGAGAGCACTCGCACCGGCCGGGTCGCCGAGTACCCGCTGCGGCCGATCCAGGTCCTCGACCTGATCCCGCAGGGCCGCACCTCGCAGAACGCGGTCGTCTACATGGAGGAGTCCGCGCCGACTCCGGCTGCCGCGGAGACGGCGGAGGCTGGGGCGTACCCGGAGGCGGCACTTGCGCTCGTCGAGAAGTCCTCGGCGGTGCGCAAGATCGCCGTCTTCCTCCCGGTCACGGACGAGCAGCTCGAGGACGTGCCGCAGGTCGAGAGCTACATCAACAACCGGCTCTCCTTCTTCCTGCGCCAGCGCCTCGACAGCCAGGTGCTGAACGGGAACGGGACTGCCCCCAACCTGCGCGGCATCCTGAACACCTCCGGCATCCAGACGCAGGCGAAGGGTGCCGACCCGGCACCGGACGCCGTGTACAAGGCGATCGTGAAGGTGCGCCTGAACGGCCGCGCGGAGCCGGACGCGGTGGTCGTCCACCCGAACGACTGGCAGAACATCCGCCTGCTCCGCACCGCGGACGGGCTCTACATCTGGGGCAACCCCTCGGAGTCCGGCCCGGAGCGGATCTGGGGCCTGCCGGTCGTCCAGGCGGACTCGCTCAGCGCTGGCACCGCGCTCGTCGGCGACTTCGCCGGTCACAGCCAGCTCGTCCTGCGCCGCGATGTCGAGGTGCAGGTGGGCTTCGTGAACGACGACTTCACGAAGGGCAAGCAGGCGGTCAGGGCGGACATGCGCGCCGCCTTCGTCGTCTACCGGCCCTCCGCGTACTGCACGGTCACCGGCCTGTAGCAGCCCGACAGCCCGGGGGAGCCTCGCGCTCCCCCGGGCCTCCGAACGAAAGGAATCGACATGCCGTACATCGAGGACTCCGCGCGCTGGGCGCGGGCGTACTACGACTTCGCCGTCGACGGCGGTGCTCAGGGGACGATCGCCCTGCGCGGCGACAAGATCCCCCAGGGCGCGATCATCACCGAGGCGCTCCTGCACGTGGACACGGTGCCCACCTCGGGCGGCGCAGCCACCATCGGGATCGGCTCCGAGGGCGCGACCGATCTCCAGTCCGCGGCCGCCATCTCGGGCGCTCCCTGGTCTAGCGCTGGGGCGAAGCGGCTGACGATGACAGCCACGAGCGCCCCGATCAAGACCACTGCCGCGCGGTCGATCTCTGCGGTCGTCGGCACCGCTGACCTGACCGGCGGCAAGTTCTCCGTGCTCGTCCGCTATCTCGAGCTCGCCTCCTGATGGGGCTGACGATCTCCAAGCTCGACGACACTGGCCCCACCGTGACTGTGGAGCGCAAGCTCTGGCTTGACGCGGACGGCGGTCTCGTTGAGGACGGCGACCCGCGCGCCGCCGTCCTCTACTGCGTGCCTGGGGATGAGATTCCGCGCGCCGAGGCTGAGCGTCTGGGGCTCCTCAAGAGCAGACGCCCGACCCGGAACAAGGCGCGCAAGCCACGGGAGGAGAAGTGAGCAGACTCGTCGTGCGTCTTGCGGACGGGCTCACCTCCTGGACGTGGGGAGACGGCGAGCTGACAATCGAGCGCGGCCATGAGGTGGAGGCGACCGGCCCTGCTGCCGAGGCCGTCCGCGCGGCCGTGGTCGCGGGGTCGCTCGTCGTCGTCTCTGGCAACGTGGACGCGAACGAGCGGGCGGATCGCGAGTTCGCCGCCCGGGTCGAGGAGGCCCGGATCACCGCCTGGCGGCAGGCGCTCGAGGATGGTCTCAGCGAGAAGGAGGCTCGCGTCTCCGCCAGCCGTGCCGCCCACGAACTCGCCGAACGACTGAGAGGAAAGAACGATGCCGATCGCTAGCACCGACCTCGTCGCCTACGCCTCCGCCAACATGCCGGACACGGACTCCGGCACGTCCGGCGGAGCGATCGACACCCTGCGCCGGATCGACTTCACGCAGCTCGCCGCCAACGACTCCTTGGAGGCGGTGTCCACCAGCGCGAGCGACACGCAGAACATCACCATCGAGGCGCGCAATGCCGCCGGCTCCGTCGTCTCCGAGACGAAGGCGCTGAACGGGACGACCGTGGTCTCATTCTCAACGCTGGGCACGGTGGAGCGCGTGCTCAAGGTCGAGCTCGCGTCTGCCGCGGTGGGAACGATCACCGTGCGCCGGGCCTCGTCTGGGCCGACCGTGCGCCAGATCCCCCCTGGCGAGCGCGGCTTCATGGCCTTCGCCCGCAAGATCGCGTCCGACCCCTCCGCGGCGAAGGACTACTACCACAAGTTCTTCTGGAAGAACACGCACGCCAGCTTGAGCCTCCTCAACGCGGTGGTGAAGCAGAACGCCGACCCGGACGCCAGGATCACGCACGCCCTCGCCACCAGCGTGAACGACTCAGGCTCGGTGACCAACCGCACCACCTCCCCGGGGCTCACCTTCGACGACAACGACAAGGCGGTGCCGGGCACGGATCTCGCGGCGGGCGCTGCGATCGGCGTGTGGCTCAAGGTGTCGCTTCCCGCCGGGGACTCCCCGCACCGGACGACGTACACGAGCGAGCTCGCCGGGCAGACCACCTAGGTGGCGGTCTGCTGAGCCGGCCGGTGTGCTTAGATGGCCGCTCCTTCTGTAGCCGCCACCAGCTCGACGGACGTCACCTCGGCATCCGCATCGTGGGCTGTCAACCTCCCGTCGAGCATTGCGAGCGGCGATCTCCTCGTTCTG